AACGTTGTTCTCGTCAAGTTTACGGTGGATCTTGGTAAGCTGTTCAGCAACCACGGACGGACCAAAGGCTGCGGTAGTCAGCATCGTGCCAGCATTGATATACTGAGCGGAAATGTATCCGTCTGTCTTCTCAGCGAGAGCTACAGATGCTTTCCTCATACCCTCGGCCATGACACCCTTAGGGGACTGCTGTTGCTTGTCGATGTCGTCAACGAAGAACGCGAAATAATCCGCCTTGTCGATAATCAACGTCTGATCGACACCCACGAGAGGAGCCAGAGAGACGCCGGCAGTACTGTTTTTAGTGAAGTCCGAGACGGTAACGGGACCGATCGCGTTGATCTTAACGGAATCGCCCTGTGTGCGGATCTCGCCTTCATAATTCCGGTTTACGAGTCCGCCAAATACAAAGGCCTTGTCGTAATCCTGGAAGATCTTCTGTGACCAGATGGTCGGTATAAAATTGTCAATTGCCATTTAAATTCTCCTTAAAAGAGACTGGATGATTGATGATTATCTTTTGATCTGCCGGGCCTTCATCGCCGCCATGATCGCCGGTTCGTTCTTCTTAAACTCGTCCGGACTCATCGCGCCGATCTGGGCTTCGGTAAATGTCTGATTGAGTTTGGCAGGTTCGCCCTTGCCCGGTTCGTGGCCGTTAGCCTTGAACTTCTCGGACACGGCATCCTCAACCGCTTTCTGGAACATCTTCTGTAGGATAAGAACTTTCGCTTTCGTGTTTTCCTCGTCAGTCCCGATCACCAAATCACGGAAATCTATCGGCAAATTGCTATCCCTGAGGGAATCAGTAGCCGTGATAATCAGTTCCTTGGATCTCAGTTCCTTCTCACGTTGCGCGAGTTTCTCTTCTTGCATCTTCTTAACCTCAGCCGCTGACATCGTGGACTTCTTAAGGTCTTCGATCTCCTGGTCTTTGGCTTTGATCTTCTGATACAGTTCCGTTCTTACGCGGTCGTTTGAACTCTGGATAAGCTTTTCAACATCCTCTTTTGTAAGAGTCTGTTCCCCGTTAGCCCCCGTGGTTGCGGGTTCTGTCGGAGTCTGGGGATCTGCCCCCTGTGTGTTTGGTTCTGCCATAATACCTCTGAAAAAAGAGTTCTGCCACAGCCGGCCTCCGAAGAACCAACTACTAATTTGATATAGTTTAGTAATTATTAGTAGTCGGGATCAAAGAGTCCGATAAAATAGGATAGGAGGCAGTCCTCCCAAAATAACAATTAAGTATTAGTTATTGTGTGTATATAAATGTATTGGTTACGCAAATGCGTACTTATGGATCAAACCTCATACTAAACGGAGCGCGATCATTCCCTTCGTCCGTTTCGTCCCACTCTGATATCTGGTTTAGGAATGTTGGTGTCCATTTGAATTCATATCGTATAATAAAATAAATAATCACAAACGGAGGAAAGAACCACATTATTTTATACCATAATGGTTCATCCGAATAATTGACATTGTTCCGCGCAAGCAGTTTTTTCTGCATATATCCACCACCTCATAGTATCCTCTGCGGTTAATCCTGATAATTTCGGGATTCTACCGCGTTCGTTTGCTCTTTTTAACCCTCTTCTTATAGCCGATTCATATGCTTTATAATATTTCGGCCATTTTTTGCCCTCCTTTTCCATTTGATCAGAACTTTGCAATGGGCACATAATACACCCTATACGATCAAAACCTTCATCGTAAAGAGAACAATATTTGAGGTTATTTTTATGAATGTAGTCCCAAACCGTTTTTGTTTTCCAATCAATTATAGGGTTGAGAAAAAACGTTTTTCCCGTTTTGTCTTTCCTATATGGTTCATATATTTGTCGTGTGCTGCGTTTAACGGATTCCTCTCTCCTAACCCCCGTTATTATAACCCTTCCTTTAGATACATACTCTTTGAGTTCTGAACAACAATATCGGATCCCGCGTGTTGGAAAAAATCCACGGCCTTCAATTAATTGAAACATAGATTTTTTAGGGCGATCCCATATTACATTAGGATAATTGTCTTTCACAAACCGGACAAGTTCCGGAGGATCGACGGTTGTGAAATGGAAATGGGGTGTGAATTTTATACCCGCCTTTAATGCGAGATCGTGAATTACAACAGAATCTTTTCCCCCACTAAACGCGAGATCACATCCCTCTATTGGTACGTATTTTTTTATTCGTTCTATTGCAATATATTCCAATTCTGAACGATCATCAATAAGTGATATTTGGGATGTGTTCGGAATTGATTCCATATTTCATACTATAGCACGGAAGAATATATAATTATTCCCCAAATTCACGCATTTGCGTACTCTTTAACCTTCCCGCACTTCCAGCATTTCCGCACTAACTTAACCACACCGTTATTCCCCTTCTTTCTTATCCCGGAACATTGAGAGAAGGGTTAAAATTAATCTGGTCTGAATCGATCCCAGTGTTTTGTGTTCATTATATGGCCGCTTGGGAATTTTAAACGGGCTTTCCCGTCTGGGAATAATTCTAAAATTTCTGCTGTTTGATACCCCAACGATAACACACGTTCACCAACTTTTACCGGTTCTCGCATATTACTGGTATTAGTAACGTTGGTATTTAATTGTTCTGTTTCTGTTTCCCGGAACCCGCCAATAACCATGCACCTGCACCCATAGTCGAGGGCCGGTTCTCCAAATTGCTGCGGCCCAAACGTCTTATACCCTTTCCATTCTCCGGACGGGATCTCAAACTCTTCTCCCGCGTCAACCGTCTGGCCGTCTAACAACCGGTGCGCTTCTCTTACGACATCATCCCCTGCTGTTAGCCAGGTGAGTGTCGGGAATATCCCTTTATCCAACCCGCTCTCTAAACTCGCTTGAATGGTTTCCTGAGATACCCGGTGCGCGTCATCCGCCAGCATGGTACGGTCTTTGGCGTAAACCTTTTCCATCACGGTCTTGACGCCTAACCACGTATCCTCAACCGGTGCACCCTGCAGGATCTTCCGTTTAACCTCAGAGGACACACGCATCTTAAGATCGACTACCCTAAGACTCATACGTTCATTCAGGGTCAACCCGCTAATCGGTTTCTGCAGGAGCGCGATGATCTGATCGCCCGTAAGCTGTTTGGTAATCTCAACGCCCGTTTGCAGAGTGACTATGGCGTTGGATTTGTCATACGAGCCGGTCACGGTATCTTTCAGGGTAAGCCGGGCCCGCTTTGCTACGTTCTTTACGTTCCCGTCAATCGCTTCATATAAAAGAGCGTCCATCTTCTGTATGCGCTCATATTTCTGCATCTCGGCATACGTGAGTTTACCCTGCGCTCCGTATTTAGCATACGCATCCGCCACGACTGCCTTAACCTGTTTCAATGCCCGGGCGTAGTCCTGCCTGTTGAACTTGTCCATATTCTTGAACATACGTTCAGAATAAGTGACTATATTCTCATACAGTTTTTTAAGGTCTTGCGGTTTTGCCATTGAACCTCAGAACGTCGATGTTTTCACGATCCAGATGTCATAGGTATTGGTCGAACTGGTCGCGCCGATATTGACCCACAACGAATCCGTTTTCTTAAAAATAGAATCGGTATTAAAGGTTTTGGTTATGATACTGTTGACCGTAACCATTCCCCATCACCCGATATTGATAATGAACGTTGAGCCGTACATCTGGATTGATGAGGCCGCACCAAGGACCACAAAGGCGTTACCTTCCCAATCCCCGGGAGCGTCCGTGGATGCCAGATAGTTAGTTTCAGTGGATGTGCCAAAGGTAAGGGTAAGGTATGTTACCTCTGATGCGTGGGTACTGACCGACCACGTAACCTCTGAGCCGTCAGGCCTGACCATATACAGTTTTCCGGTGGTTAGTGATGTCATGGTGCTCTCAGTGTCGATATTGAGAGTCTTTCCGATATCCCCCCGGTAATAATCAGGCATTCGGAACACCCCCTTTCTCAGCAACTACCACGGGATCGGGTTCCGGCGCATTTGCGTTTTCTACTTTCAGGGTTTCCTCAGTCTGCACGAGATCCAGGTTAAACTGCATCTCGTTATCCGCCTGCATATCCGCGATCTCCTGCTCAGCATCCTTCACGATCGCACAGTGACTTAACCGGGTCTTCTCACTCACCAATCCCTTATACGCCGCCTGTGTCTGGGCGTCATCAAGGAGATTAAGCGGGAAGTTACGTTTAAACTGGTATTCCACCATATCCGGATCGAAATCAACTTCTTCAATTTGCCATTTCGTACCAAGGATCTTGAACATCTGTTGTAACGCGCTGGTGATCTCACGTTCAGCCGTGATACATTTACTCTCTAATTTAAAGAGTTTGAATTTAAGAGCAACCCCTGATATATTCCCGGCAAACGCTTCATCCCTAAAATCAGGTGATCCGGCAAAGTAATAGATGTCCGTCCGGAGCCGGTCCAGGTGGTTGTTGATAGCCACGTCGTTTAAGTTCTTCTCAATGAACTCAGCGCCGCCCGTCTCATCGTCCACCCCGAAGACACCCGTTTTCTGGATCTTCTTTAAGAAATCGTCGTCCGGGTTGAACCCGTGAACCACCATATACGCCAGCCGCATCTGGTCGATCTCAGAGTTCATATCAGACAATACCCGATCATACCCGTCTATGAGTTCCAGGACTTTCTCACAATCTCCCTGCAGCTCATTGTTGTTCGGGAACCCGATCAGCGGGCATTCAGTGAACATATGATCCCGGGGGTTAACGGGTTCGGACGGGTCCGGCATGAACGCATTTTCGATCTGGTCAGCCTGCCCTTTCTCGATCATCCAGTATGAGACTTGAAACGCATCATAGAACTCAGCTTTATAGATCTCTTTATTCTCGGCGTCCTGCTCAACCCAATACCGCAGGGCATACTCAGGGTGCTGGATATCGTTATCGTCCACTAAAAAGATGCATTCCCACGGATAGACGTTTTCGATATGTTCAACGCCGTCCGTCCCGATGTAACAGAGCCGGGCACCCATCCCGCATATTGCTGAGAACTTAGCGGCTTCCGCATCGACTTCCGGCACCTGTTCCCGTCTCACAAAATCGGATAGTTTCTGGTCAACTAACCGTTTAACCTGCGCTTCCTGATCGTTAATCTGACGGGTAACAGGATCCTTCTCCGGTTCGCGGTATGTGTAATTAATCGGGATCCCGAGGAAATACCCGACCTTCGTATCAACAATATCGCTGAAAAAATCGTTGTTGAGCGTGTTGTTAATCTTGGATTTATCCTCAAAGGTCCGTGAGAAGATCGGGACGCCATCCTGAGAACATTTATACCGTTCATGTAACCCGACCTGATGATCCCTGGTCGGCTTATGCTCCTTGACCAACCGGGATATCATATCCCCGTCTATCTGCGCGCCATTCCTTAACTCTTTTAAAATAAGGGTAACTTCGGACATGTAGAATGTCCTCCGTTACAGTCCGGCTGATGGGTTAATAAACAGTGAATACATTCCGCTTGACGCTGCCGCTGTCATTCCGACCGTGAACTCTTCACCCGGTGAGAACGGGATACTGAACTGATACAGTTTATTGATCGTGATATCCCCCCCAGTACTCAGGATCTGCCGGAACGTTGCGCCCGTGGATCCGACCGGCCACCGCTGAAGGTATAACTCACCTGTGGTTCCTTCATGGACGGAGAAGTTAATATCATATTTCTGGTTAGACGGAAGATCCCGGGATACCGTGATATGATCGAACGAGGATGAGGACGTTGCCGCACCTTTACCCAGAAGATCAATATACGTGGCGCTCCACCATAACCCGGTAGTCCCGTTGTTATCCGTTGAACTGTGCGTGCTTGACGCTCCCCAATACGGCCGGTTAACACCTGCAACCGCGATAGGGACTATAGATACCTGTCCATTGACAAACATTTAAAAGAGGCCTCCTTAAAAAAGATCGAATAAAGTACTGGCGTCCTGATCAGTGAACACCAGCGAAAATAACAATTAAGTATTAGTTAATGTGACTATAAAAAGGTATTGGTCAATATCTGTGGTGATTGCGTTGGGGATAATATCCTTCGTCGTAACACCACGGATCGCTTTGTGGATCGTATTGTTTAGGGCCAGACTTCGAACAATCTGTAATAACAAAAAATCCGTGATCTATTTCTCTACAGGTATAAGGTGTGATTGAACAATCAAACCTCTCTGTTGATTGGTACTCGTTTAATAATATTGGGTGGTTAAATTTTACCATTCGTTCGTTGAATTCGACACCGATTGGTTCTTTATATTCGTCATAAATCCAACCGATACCCATGAAGAAAGCCGAAAGAAGGCACGCGATGGTCATAAACACGATGAATCTATGAGTGATAATATCGGGATTGGGGAAACTCTCCCAATGAAAATCCGGAAGGCGTCTTGAAATTCTTACAACGATTCCCGGATCTGATGGATCCTTTTTAAATTTCGGCCATCTGAAAACACGTTTAATTGAGTACGCAATATACAGGCCAACGGCACCCGTTCCTAGTGCCAACTTCTCGAAAAAAGACAGGGGTTTCATAATCAGGATCGCTCCGTGAGCCGTTCCTTGATGTAATCCACCACCTCTCCCCCGCGCGTGAACGCGAAGAATCCGGCAATGATGCCCACAATCCACCCGAACCATTTGCGGCTGACGTGGAATACCAGCAGGGCTAACAGTAGCCGGCCTAGGAACCCGACGGGATCTTCGGCCCGAGTCATTACTTCAGGCTCTCCGTAAGTTCCTTGATCTTCTTGCTAATCTGAGATCGGTTTTTGTATCCGAGGAACAACGCCGCAATGATAACGATTACGGTGATGATGATCTCAAATTCCTCGTCCTGTTCTGTGCTGTTTTCAGTCATGACATTACTCTTCTAAGGTGTTTAATGGCAGAACACCCTGAATAGTAATACGCGGGGTAGATAATAAATGTTATCCTTGGTTACGCATTTGCGTACTCTTTGAGGATGGCAACAATACGATCCGATCCCCCCGGCTTGCACTCAACGGGCGGGCGGTTGCGGTTGCGGTCCCCGACCATGACGATCTGTTCGGGTTTCAGGAAATACGGTGCTTCCGTGACGGCACAGGAGCTGTTGGTGATGAACCGCTGGCAGTTTTTCAGAAGGCCCAGGAACTGCGGGCGGGGGAGGTTTTCATATTGTGGACGCCCAATCCTTGAGATGTCCCCATCCGGATTACCTCCGATATGTATTTTCAATCGATCTGATTCCAGAAGAATTTTGTTAATTTCTGATGAAGGGAAATCTCCAAAGGAAGGATAATTTATAAGGACAAGATCATACGGTTCCATGACTTTCATATCACCATCAGGTGTTGGAATGTAATCAATCGGTACTTTACTCGCATCCAGTTCCAGATCATCCAGATGGGTGATACCTACCACATGGATATGATTATGCGCCAACTCTTCCTTTGGCTTAAACGGCATACTGGAAATATACGTTCTGGTCAGTTCCGCCACGTTGTAACCCGCCTGCAGGGTCTCAACGAAATGAATATCCGCCCATAGTGAAATTACATCGCGGTCCGTATCGTCGTATGTAGTTTTGGGATTGTTTATAACACCCCCCTGATAATGGGCGATCTTCACCTTGTTATGGAACGCTGCAGCCGTGGCCCCTGTCATTTCTACGCGGTCCGCGTTGGCATAAAAAAGATCTGGATGAAATTCATTAATTTTGTCTACTGTAATGCGGTAAGATTCAATAAAATCCATGGGTTTAAGATCATACTGCATAACTTCAAACGCGGGATCCTGTTTAAGTCTCCGGATGATAGGAGCCACTAAACCGAGATCGCTGCGACATCCAACGGGACATAATATTTTATAAGGTCCAACCATTCGATACCTCTATGATTTCACCATTCACGGCATTATCAGGATGGAGAAGCATATCCACAACTGGAAGGATGTTTTTAGTTTCGATCATCCTCACACCCCCGCTGATAATATACTCTCTTTGGAAACATTCCGATTCCTTATTCAGCACTCCCCCGGGCGCGATGCAATTAACTTGTATCCCCCACGGTTTCAACTTCTGCGCCAGATACCGCGTAGCCTGCTCGGTTGCCGCTTTCAGCATGGCGTATTCAATGGGTTTAGCCTGGATCTCCGTACCTTCATACATCCCGAAATCCGGCGCCTTGTGCCCGTAGATACTGCTGAATAAGATCATCTTACCGTGTCCCTGCTGTTTGAAATGCTCAACTACGGTATTCCATGTCTTGAACTGATCGGACGGTTTGGCGGGCCATGAGCAGTCGATGAAGGCGTCGAAATAGAAGTTCTGATCCTTGTGGAAATAATCAGATAGTGGCGCTTCTGCATTGAACATAGCGGTTGAGTGTAAATATTGAGGGTTGATATCATATGATGATACAATATTCGTGGGATGAAGGTGTTTGCATATGGCACTACCGATCAGCCCCGAGCCGCCGGATATGAGGACGTTCATTTCCTTACTCCCCCCTGCATCGCCGGCCCTTCCAGCGTTACCCGGGCTTCCGCCATATCCTCGAACACACCTTCAACCGCACCCTCAAACTTATTCACATGCTCGGCCTTATGCGCGTAAGATGCCCGGAACTGTGATGAGCTCAGGAATCCCCGTTTCACCATTTCCTGCGTGTATAGCGTCATACGGTTTAAATCATCATCTCCTTTGAATGCGAAGGTAGCCAGAGGA